GCTCACCTGGGAAAGTCCACGCGATTCCCCGATTGCGGCGTGCCGGCCCCTGTCCTATAGAGGCCCGACGACGGCCCCTCGGCACCCGTAGCTCAGCTGGATAGAGCGCTGCCCTCCGAAAATATTGCTTTATCGGTATCCGGCACCCTAACCCCATTGAAAACATTAGGTTTTATGCCCCGGAAATCGGAGATTCGACCCGATTCGGGTTGACACGGTTCTGTCACATCGTTTGACACACCCGACCCGCCGTTTAGGGTGCCTAGGTAACGGTGGAGTATCAAATGTCGGAACGAATCTCACTCCAAGGCGGACGTATCAAACTCTACAAGCGCGGTGCTGTGTGGCAATGCAAGATCAAGGTGCCGGGTTCGACCGGGCATAAGATCAAGTCGTGCGACACCACCAACCAGCATGAAGCAACTGCCTTCGCAATGAACTTATATGACGAACTATACATTCATGTGAAGATGGGCGGCAAACTCAGGACGAAAACCTTCAGACAGGTGTTTGACGAGTGGCGAACTGACCACGAAAAGCGCATTGAGATCGTTGATCGAGTCGCAGTGTATGCCGTGCCCTTCCTCGGCGCTGACTCGATCGACCGGATCAGCGGCGCTCGTGTAGCAGAGTTCTGGAAACACCGGCGCTCGAACTACAAGAAGAAACCACCGCAGGATTCCACACTCATTCGCGAGATGACTGCCCTTCGGTCGGTGTTCACATTTGCCAAGGCGTGCGGATATATCACTGAGGTTCCAGAACTGGATTCATTCAGTTTCTCGCGCAAGATGAACCGAAAAGACGATTTTACTGCGAAAGAATGGGTCAAGATACGCGATTCCATGCCGTCTTGGATCGCTCAAGAGGGCATCGCTACGACCCGAGACAGGCAACTTGCTGCCGACTACTTCACCATTCTATCGCTAACCGGCATCCGAGTCGGTGAAGCACGGTCGTTGGCATGGGAAAACATCAGGCATCACGGGCAGCATCTGATCCTCGAGGTCAGTGGCAAGACAGGAACGAGGGAAGTTGTCTGTCTGAAGGGTGCTGAGGCGGCATTCGACCGTGTGAAGAAGATCACCGGGAAGAATGCGCTGGTGTTCTGTCATCCTGACGGGCGACCTATCGGCAGTTTCAAAACCTCATTCCATCGACTGCTTGAGCACGCAAAGGTGGAGAAAGGCAACCGCAGCATCTATTCCATCAGGCACATGTTCATCTCGGAACGGTTGCGCGCGGGAGTTTCCATTCACGCCATCGCTTTGCAATGCGGCACCAGCACAGAAATGATCACGAAAGTGTACTCGCATGTCGTGAGCACCGAAGTCGCGGAGCAGATCACTCGGCAGGAGTTGCTTCAAGGGTTTGGCGCGACCTTGGAAGAGTTCATTGACGACAACTGAGTGGTTGACTGAAGTGCTAGGCCATATATCAAACCCATGTTGTAACTTTCATCTAGGAGAATCACCATGGCCGCCCGGAAGAAGAACCCCGCCGAGATCACCATCAGCTTCAAGATCAACGACATCCAGTATCGCATCATGCCCGGCAAGAGCCGCGACTTCCTGTCGGCGAAGGGCAAGGAGGGTCCGTGGGAGATCATGGACGACGGCGCCACCGCAGCGGTGCTCGATGCCATGGAGAAGCAGATCGGTCGCCTCAAGAGCGAGTGATCTGACCTATCATTCTGAATCAAAGAGGGGACCATCGGTCCCCTCTTTCGTTTGTCAGCTTGCAGCATTCAGAGCCAGAGACCAACCCACCCAAGGGTGGGCGCCAATCATTGCAAGATTTTGCCCAGCGAAAGAAGCAAGAGGTGTGTTAGAATCTCCTATTGCATGCCAAGAACTATCTGTAACTAGCGGTTGCCTATCTCGTTGTAAAATAGGCGCTGAAAATGTGATGAATGTATCGTCCCCGCGCATACGAGAACCGGCAACCACAAGCTTGGGTGCTGCCAGTGTCAAGGCAGGAATCACGAGCGGAGTGCTAAGATCGGTGGAAAGAGTTCCACTGATTAGACTTTGAACATCATGCACGGGGGTTGTTGGGTCAACGTTACGGTAGATGGCAACTGAACGTCTGTTGCCTGTTGCAGCAGGTACGGCTTCGTTGTCCACCGCAGCGAACTTCGTCATCAGTCGCACCCTGATAGCATTGGTACCACCGGCCGAAGCCTGTATATTAAACTGTGTTGTATAATCTAACAAAGAACTGGGGGCATTGGTACTGTTCCGAGAATCTGCGACAATAATGAAATCACCTGTCTGACAGGTAGTAGCGAGTTCCGAAAGGTCTTCGTTGCCTCCTGCCCAAACAAACTGGGCAGAAGGAATGGCAGGCTCCCAAACGAGGGTGGAACCCCAGTAAGCCTTCAAAGCCTCAGTGGCACCGACATATAGCTTTGGGGTATCAGGACGGATTACTACCGGCATGTTGTTACTCCGGTAGGATCACATAGAGGACACCTTCGGTTGGTGGGTCGAGAGCGTCATAAGCGGACTGAGTGAGGCCAACGAACTCGGAACCGCGAGAACCAGAATAGCCTATCGGTCCGCGAGAACCGGTATACCCAAGCGAACCTTGGTCGCCTTTGCTGCCGGTGAAGCCTGTTGAGCCTGCATCACCCTTGCTGCCGGTATATCCGAGGGAACCACCGTCGCCCTTGGAACCAACCCAGCCTACAAAGCCGCGCGAGCCTGTCCATCCAATGACACCCTGAGCGCCTACAGAACCGGTGAAGCCTTGTGTTCCGGCCGAGCCCTTGGAACCAGTGAATCCGATTGAGCCGGAATCACCTTTCGAGCCCACAAAGCCACTGCTGCCTGTGTCGCCCTTAGAACCTGTCCATCCGGTAACACCTTGGAGGCCACGAGAGCCGACATAGCCCAAGCCACCGCTGTCACCTTTCGATCCAGTGAAACCAATGCCACCTGCATCTCCTGCGGCACCTTTCGAGCCTGTGAAGCCAACCAGACCACGAGAACCCGTGTAGCCCAAGCCGCCTGCTGCACCGACCGAACCAGTGAAACCGGTAGCACCAGAGTCACCTTTGCTTCCGGCGAAACCAACAAAGCCGCGCGAACCTGTCCAACCGATGTTGCCTTGAAGACCAACCGAACCGGTGAAACCGGCGGTGCCTGCATCACCTTTTGATCCGGTGAAACCAACACCGCGTGAACCGGTAAAACCGATACCTCCCGCAACACCCTTGGAGCCCGTGAAGCCAAGTGAACCTGACTCGCCTTTGCTGCCAGTGAAACCAACCGCGCCGCGCGAACCACTGAAGCCGATAGGACCAACCGAACCGGTGAATCCTGCCGAACCTACATAGCCCTGTGGGCCACGGATCGGACCGACATTGTTCCAGTCGCTTCCGTCCCAGACGTAGAGGTCGCCAAGGATGATGTAGCCATCACCGGGGGTAGCAGAACCGGGCAGTTCGCTTTCGTCAGCGAGGGTGTCGAGGATGGTGACTGAGGTGCCATCGGCGCCCTTGGAGCCAGTATACCCACGAGCACCTTGGGAACCTGTATCGCCTTTGGAACCAACGAAGCCGAGTGGTCCACGACTGCCGGCGAAACCGATGACACCTTGGTCACCTTTCGAGCCAACAAAACCAATCGAGCCTGCTTCACCTTTTGATCCGGTGAAACCTGTTAGGCCAAGGCCGCCAACCGAACCAGTAAACCCCTGCTGACCACGGGAGCCAACAAAGCCGCTTGCACCTCTGCTGCCGACGAATCCGAAAGCACCTTTTGATCCAGTGAAACCGATAGGTCCAAAGCCGCCTGCCGAACCCACATAACCGCGAGCACCAGCACTTCCAGTGTATCCACCTGCGGGACCTGCCGAACCGACATACCCTCTCGGACCTGCTGCACCAGTCTGCTCGACCTGAAGAATGATCACCTCATCATCGGTCGATATGACAACATCGCTTCCCGCCTCTGTCACAACCGAGACGACTGCGGCATCCTCTTCAATAGTGATGTTGATTGCATCTTCTGACATTAGCGTGTCACCTCTGGCGACACTTTGACCTTGCCTTCAATGATCCGAGCAACGAAGGCGTCATCCTCGGTGAAGATTTCAATGTCGAAGATGGCTTCACCAGCAGGCAGTGCCGAAGTCTGGGCAGCGGACAAGGACACTTCAAAAGATGAGTTGCTTGTGAGGGCAAAGGTGAAGGAAGCGAGCACGGGAGAACCATAAGTCTTTCGGATCTGACCTCTGAAGTCGTACTCGGACAGGTCGATACCTTCAATAGTAAGGTTTCGAGTGAAGGTGCTGCCTTGTAGGACCGTGGTGTTCCACTTGCCCGGCTTTGAAATGTTTGGATGTGACATAAGAATGCTCCTGTGGCTTTGACATATTTATGGAGATCCGACCTACGGTATCAAGGCACAGAAGTAGGCGTGTTGACTACTACTTTGGATGTATTATATTCCAACTATCGAAACAATGTAGTATGGAATCACCAACATGACCATCAAGTTCTTCCCGCGCCAGAGCAAGGAAGGTTCCGCGCGCTTTGAGAACATCAAGCTCGGCATCGACTTCCTGATCCAGCACGATGAACTCAACCCGATGAAGGCAAACCCTTCTGACTCCCTCTTCTGGAACTGGGGCATCCTCGATGTGGATGGCTACAAGCTTCCTGCTCCCCACACCAACACGGGCTATGATGCCATGGGCCAGAAGTACGAGTTGACCTCGGAGGAGTCGGCGACTGTGAACACCTTCATCTTCCTTGACCACCTCATCCGCATGACCAAGTTCGGTGTCACGCCGCTTGATGTGACCGAGGTTCGGAACCCCATTGTTCGCATGATGCTCGGGGCCGCGCTCGGTGAACTGGACAGGCTGGGTGTCGAGAAGGTGATGAGCATCCATGGCGCGTTGCAGCGGGTGTGCAGCAACAACGGGAAGCTCCGAGCCATCATCGACTGAGCCTTCACACCACCCACTGCTGGATGCTAAGAGGGGAGCCGCAAGGCTCCCTTCAAGTGAGAAAGAGCATGTCAGACGACGATGAAGCCTTCCTCGAAGCCTACAATAGCTGGCTAAGCTCCTACACTCTAAAGGAAGGAGACAACAGCATCATGGGTAGGTTTCAGAAGCACATTGAAGAGAAGTTGGCTTCCAAGGTTGAAGAGCCTGCCGATGAACATGAGGCGGCATTGTTCCGAGCTATCGTAGCCAAGAATGATACGTGGCAACTCGATGTGCTCGGTAGGTTGTATGCCGCCTTTGTTCTTGACCACCTACGAAGGGAACACCCGGAGTGGTTGGAGCGGGTCGACACCCTGACCAAGTGGCATTCTGAGGAACAGGATGATGCCGCCGCCCAAAGGTAACAGGGCATCGTCCAAAGGTAACAACATTAGAACAATGTGGTGACTGAAGTGACTTGAGTGAGTGACTTTAGGAGCCAGCTTGCTGGGAGGGGCCTTGGCCCCTCACTCTGTCACCGAGTAGGTCTGCTTAGTGGGCTTGGTGACTGCACCTGCCTTCTGTGCATCATCAAGATGCTTCCTGAGTGTTTGATCGGAAGGAAGCTTCAAGCCCATACGATGCGCGGCCCCCTTGAGCTGGGCGAGGGTGAGGGAGTCATAGCCTGCTGCTTTACCTTTCTGCAACACATCTACCCATGCTGCATACCCACCTGAGGCTCTACCTTTCCGGGCCGTGACACCCTTCCGAAGCTCTTCGGGAAGGTCTGAGACATCATCGAAGTCGAAAGGGTCGATCTCTTTTGCCATGGTCTGCTCCGCTGACGTACCAGTAGGTTATACCACGGAACGATAGGCAACCACCAAACATATGTCAATCGCTGTGGTGCGTCAACCTACAGAGCATCACAGCATCCCCGCGACAACATTCCGCTTCGCCTCTTCATTCACGACAATGTATCGCTGCGTCATGCTGACAGTGGTGTGCCCAGCCAAATCGCGGACATCTTCAAGCGACCCACCGTGAAGCGAAATGGTACGTGCCGCAGTCGTGATGAATGTTCTGCGGCCCGAATGTGACGAGCAGCCTTCCATATCGAGCCGAGCGTACCACTGCCGGAACTTCTGCACGATGGCGTGTGCCGTGAAGCTCTTGCCGGTGCGTGCAGTCAACACAGGGCCCTTCCGAGGAGGCACGCTGTAGGCTGCTCTAAGCTGACCCACCACAGCGACCAGCAGAGGGTGCATAGGAATAACACGACCGCCTTTGGTGCCCTTAGAAACAGCATTGGTGAGCGAAATGGTATTCTCTGTGTCGCGATCAAGCATACTCCAGTCGAGCCCTGCGATTTCCTTTGCACGCAGCCCTGCATACACAGACAGGTAAAGGATGCAGGTATCTCTGAGGGGGTCGTGTGAGTGCGCGCCGAGGTATGCAGCGATGGTGCTGATTTCCCCGGGCTGAAGCATCCGGGCCTGTTTGGTGAGAGACATTTTCGATTCTCCTATGACAAGAGAACCATATACCGAATCGGTGACAAGTTACATGGATTCCTACACAAAGTTTCATAAAGATGCAGGAACTGTTAGAGGTGCATGTTGCCAGTAGAAGTCAACACGAGACATTGGGATGGTTAAAGGGAATGCCATTAGTCGCTAATGGGATGCAATCTGCTGAGGTGTGATCACGGCACGTAAAACCTAAATATACTAACTGCATGTGATCACGAGGAAACATGATGCCTTTCAACCGTGATCACGAGTGCCGCTCAGATCTGCTGGAAACAACTGATGGAAGCTGCATAATAACTGTGTAATAGTTCTATGAATAGGTCTCAGGTCGCATAATGGAATTTCCCCACTGAGAAATAGAACTGGGTTAACTTTTTGTAAAAACGCGATGTAGGAAGAAAATGCATTATTCTGATAAAACTTCAAAATGGTACACCACCGCCCGAGGTCGCAATATCGCTCACGGTAGCTTCGGCAAAAAGAATAAGAGGAAAATGCCAGCAAGCCATCGTACCCCAGAGGTAATGGCGAAATGGCGAGAAACCTATATGAAAAACTATTGGCAACACCAGTGGGATAAATCTCGATACTCAAGCTTCAACAAGAAGCGTGATTGTATCACTTCTGGAAACACATAGTTGCTAAAATAGTTACAATGTTCCTCCGATCACATGCCTTTTGTTGTATAAATAGATTTGTAGAACAAATGGAGGAACCATACCATGACCAAAACCTATCGTCTCCCAGAAGAAACTCGCCGCAAGATGTCGCTTGCTAAGAAGGGTCGCAAGTTCAGCCCAGAGCATAAAGCGGCACTCTCGGCGGCTCAAACTCGTCGGCATGAAGAGCACAAAGCAAAACTAGCACTTCTGGAAAAGTTGCTAGCAGAGCAAACAACCAACTAAAACAAAAAGACGGGATCAAGCTGGAACTTGAAACCCGTCTGGAGAACATTATCAATGCACACCCCTATTTATATCAATCATCATTATAGTCTAAGCCTCGGGCCTAGCGGCCGGCCTAGCGGCCCCCAGCAAGCTGGCTCCTCAAAGCTAGAAGCCGGTGATGAAGCCAGCACCCCCTCAGCCGAGCAAGCCACCCCCACACAGAAAGCCGGTTCAAGTCACCTTGAGTCACCACATTGTTCTAATGTTGTTACACCTGGGCGATGCCCTGTTACACCTGACGGGTGGTGTGTTACCTCTGAGGTGAGACATGGATAACGTCCGCCCGCAGGAGCTTGCACAGGTCCGAGCCTTGGTGCTCAATGCCTGGCTTACGCTCCGAGAGATGACCCACGAGGCCGGCACTGCCGAGGACGGCGAGGCTAATGGTGTCCCGATCAATGCCAAGACACTCCAGAAGCTGCTTGGCAATCGAGAACGACGTACCCATGCCTTCCTGAAGCCTCTGCTGGTCGAGGTCGAGAACGACATCACAGGTGGTAAGCTTTGGGTGCAGCCCAAAGGCAAGGGACCGAAACCCGGCAAGCTCTACTATCACAATGTCGATCATCCCGAGAAGAGCTTCCCACTTTCGTATAGATGGAATGCCTATTATGCCATCACAGTGGTTGGGCCATGGCTTCAGAAACATGGTCTGCTTGATGATCGCTGGGTGCTTACCGAAGCTGGTGCAAATGCTATTGAGAGCAAATATGCATCGGAACTGAAGGCTGGTAAGTTCAAATGGTCGGAGCCGCGAGCAAACCGATACTTTCACCCGCTACAGCAGATCGAGAATAGGAAAACTGGACTCCGCGCCAAGATCTTTGCGAGGCATGGATATGTCTATGATTACGATGTTGAATGTTGTGCGGCAACTGTCATTCATCAGATGGCTCGGCAGGCAGGTTCAACTGTCGAAACCCCGCTGCTTGATGAGTTTCTAAAGGATCGAGCTACCGTCAGAAGTCGATATGCCGCGGAGCTTGGCCTTGCATATGAGGACGTGAAGGACATTCTGCTACTTGCGTTCAACGGCCAGAAGTTGAACCGGAACACGACCATCCGAGCGATGCTTTCTGGTGTTGACACCTACAAGCATAAGGGTGTGGTGCGGCTTGAGAGGTCGCTGTCTGGTAATGAGAGGAACACCTTTGAAGCGAAATGCCGTATCCTACAGCCATTCTTTGACGAGGCAGCAAACCTGCTAGCGATCTTCGGTGATGTCGACACGGCCTATATCATGAATGAAATATATTTCCCGCAGGAGAAGCGGATACTCGATATTGCGATTGGTTTCACGTCCTATATGGATAAGGAGATTTTTCGCATACATGATGGGTTTATGTCGGTTGAGCCCATCGACACGGAACTGCTTAGAAAGCATGTGTTTAATGAAACCGGTTTTGGGATCAAATATGAATGCAAAGTCTTTAACGAGAAGGAAACAAGAAATGAGCACTGAACTTATCAAAACGATTGCAACCCGCTACGCCCGAATGCCCGCTTCAGTGAACTACACGACTGACGACCTTTTCGCGTCCTTCACCCACGAACTCACCCATTATTGGGCTATCCGAAAGGGTTTTGCCGACAACCCTGCCTATACCGAATGGCTCTCAACCGAGGCCCGCGAGTGGTTCGAAGGTTTGCGTCACGAGGTCGAGCCCTTCAAGCACTCTTACAAGGATGATGAAGTCGCCTCAACAGCCCGCCCGAAGCCCGTTCACATCAAGCCCGTGCCCATCAAAAAGCAGAAGCATAAGAACGACTGCACCACGACCATCATTATCAACGAGCAGGGTGTTTGGAAGCGCATTCCCCTCGAAGAGTACCGAGCAAACTTCAAGGGTGTGAAGACCGGCGAGTGGGTTCATCTCGAAACAAAAGAGGGTAAGCGCCGCAGGAAGTTGCAGAAGCGGTGAAATCACTGTTTGTATAAATAGATTATATGAAGGCAATGATGCATGAATCATTTTAAAGGAGATATTGGAAATGAAAGTTTGCCTAACCGTCTTGCTCATAGGCATTTTCGCAGCCGTATATGCGCCCATGTATCTCATGGTTGAAGCGGCATTTGAACAAACAAAATAAGAGGAATCAAAGGATGAACACCATATCACTTAATATGACAGCTAAAAGCATTCCCGGGGAGCCTGTCATTGACGAGTCTGGCACGGAATGGGAGACTTCTGTTCCTGTAGATGAGGCTACGGTCACCGTTGTGTTCGAGGGCACTCGCGCTCTTTCCTCTGACCTATGGCAACTCATTGATAAGTGGGCAAGTGCGAATGATGAAGTTGACTATTCAACATTTCCAATGTTCGAGATCATTCCGTTTGTTAGAGTTGAAGGTCTCGCCGGCGGGGTCGTGCCTGACCATGATAAGTCATTTTATGTCACCGATCTTGATGAGGATGCACACACTGCGATAAGTCGAGCATATTGGAAAGAAGCAGATCTCCTTCGCGCAACTTCGTTCGATGAAAACTAATCAAGGGCGGTCTTCGGATCGCCCTTTTCAGTGAAATCCGCGATTTTATAAATACCAAATATATGGCATGTGAAATGCCCAACAAGGAGAAAAAGAATGACCCATCACACAATCCACTCCGAAACCGACGAACTCATCGAAGTGTCCCGAGAGGAATATGAAACCTTCCGCCGCTACTGGATGAAGGAACAGCTTCGGAAGCAACAGCAGATGACCGAGGAAGAGTTGAACGAACTCTACTTTGTTGACTTCTAAGAGCTATATGATATATTTGGATTATAAGTGATTCCACCGAACATTTCAAATGAGGAGAAACATTGAAATGAGAAAACTACTTGCAACAGCCGTGCTCATCCTTGCTTCCGCGACCAGTGCCTTCGCTGGCTGGGGTCAGCATAATATCAAGGACAATATCACCGGAGTCACGTCTTACGGTGCCATTTCTTATGGTAAGGCCGATGGCCGCACTTGGTATAATGATGACGATCCATCCATCAGCTTCGTGTGCATCCCTGGGCTTGAAGGTATTAGGCTAATCATTGATGCCGGCACCGAAGTGCTAGATTCTGACTATCACACCGACACGGTTAGCTATGAGATGAACCTCAGCGGCACCTATCTCGGTCGTTTTGATGGGGTGCTAACTAAGAGCATGGATTCAGTGGTTGCCGTCATTCATTTCAAGAAGAATGGAGCCTTTCACAATCCTAACGGCTTTGGCGCGACCCTCTACAACAATGACGGCGGCATTTTGACTGTGCGGCTCCCGAAGCACGCTGATACTTCCATCGAACTTCAGTTTGATGTTCGCGGCGCCCGCGAAATCATCAAGAACGCAGCATGGTCCTGCGGCATTCCACTAAAGAAATAAGGAACCTAATATGTCTAAGTCCATTACCTTTACCGTCACGTTCTCCAATGACTTCGAGACTACTGAAGTCGCAGAGGTCGTTCGCCGATTGGTTGATACCTATGCGATCCGTCATCTATCAGGCTCGCGTCTCGAACATAAGCTGGAGTCATCCGAAGTTCGTGTTTTGAGGACAATGCTTGAAGAGGATCGTTTGTTTCGGAAGAAGTGATTGCTTCCTCAAACTCACTCAGAGCGGCCGCGACAGCCTCGACGCTGTTTGCGGCCGTTACCTTTTGGCGAGCTCGATAGCGCGCGACCTCGATCCGAGCCAAAGCGGTCTTCGCCGCCTGCGCCTTCTCGATCCACACCCGCGCCAGGTCGTCGCCGCCAAGCCCGCGTAGCTCTGCCTCCGCAGCGAGCAGAGGGTATTCCGATAGGTCATTAGGTCGCGCCTCGAGGTACCGCCTACCCTCGTTCTCCTTGAGCATGTAGATCTCAAACTGCCCTCGGGTCTTCGGGATCCACTCAACGCGATGCGCTGCCGTCACCCGGTCAATCCGCCGGAAAGCGTCCCGCCGTTCCTTCGTCAAGTCACTGACCAAGGGCAGAAGTTTACCGGCATGAACCATCATGCCCTTGATGTTCGGCGCCGAGTCCGCTTCGAGCATCAGGCATGCTTTGTAATCTACTTCCTCAACGGTGAAGGGATGACTGAAGGTTTGTAACCCTTCAATCAACCCGGTAGCAGGATCGTATCCGATAGCAATATACATCAGCGCTGGGTGCCAAAAAGTGTAAGTTGTGACATCATGTGCATAACCGCTTCCGACCCTCGGTTGTGCCGCGTGGCAGTGATACGAATGATGTCGCCACCCTGAACCGTGAACGTCTTGTTGAGAGTGAAGAAGGCAGCGATTTCACTGAAACCCTTGTTCGCCAAGAATGTGCGGTTGTTCACTTCATCCCAAGTTGCGCCGGGTTTGCGGAGTTGCACGATCCTGAACGTCACATCCGGGTCATCGTCCATTTCCATCCACCAAGAACCAACACCAATGATTTTTCCGTCAATGTTCGCTGGAATCTGGATCGACGTGCAGACACGCTCGACATTGGTCGAGAAGTAGAACTCAGTCGTGGTGATCTTCTCAGTGCCCCAGCCGAGCGAACCATTCTTGATCCGAAGGGTGTCAATCTGCGCTTCACCGATCTTGGCGGTCGTGATGACAGCATTGCCGATCTGCGCTGAAGTGGTGATGAGGTTCTGAGTTTTCACAAGTTGGGTAGCAGTGATCGTTTCCGCCGTGATGCGGTTAGCGTGTAGCGTGTTGGCAGTTAGACGGTTGCCGTGGATCGTGTTCGCCGTCATGTGAGACGTTTCGATGGCACCCGCTGCAATACGATCACCCGTAAGAGTGCCGACACGGATCAAACTTGCCGTGATGGTGTTTGCGGTGATCTTGTTGCCGTTCAACGAACCGACCTCGATCCGCGCCGCGTCGATGAAACCAGCAGTGATCTTGTTCGCGTTCAGGTTTGCGATCTTGGCATCGGTGATGATGGAGTTTTGAATCTGAGCGGTGCCAGTGATGATCGCTTGGTTGGTGATAAGCTGGGCCGCGCCAATCGTTCCGGTGCTGATCCTTTGACCGTCAATGATAGGTTCATCAACACCCTGAATAAGATCAGTGCCGCCGCGATAGGTAGCGAGGATGCGGTTATTTGCCTTGGCTAGCGCGCCAACAATCGAGGTATTTGACTTCATCAATCCTTCGTCGAAGTCGAAATATACAAACCGTTCAGTGATTCCGCTTGAGATGAATGAACCCGGCACTACCTTTGAAATGGTCGTGTTGCTACCTTCAACAGTCCGGTAAGCAGTACCGGTCGACCACCTTAGACGGTTTGCGACACCATCAGCATTCGGAGTGAAAACAACATCCTTGAACTTTATATCGGCAACCTCAAGAGCAGCGCCACCAACAGCCGAAATGACGGAACCAAAGTTCAAGTCCGCAATCGCGCTATTGAAGGAGTCGTAGCTCGCGACCTTATAAAAATACGTGGTACCAACCACTGCCGTTTCATCAAAGAAACTCGTGCTGGTGCCCATGTAGATACGATTACCGCCGCTCGGGGTGAAACCTGCCGAGGTGCCTCTGAAGATCATGTAACCCGCAAGGTCGGCATCTGAGACAGGCGAAATCGCGACATGGATCATGGCATTGGTAGCGCCAGCAGGCGCAAGGAAACCAGTGACGGAGAAGGATGGTGCCGCCGGGCGCTCATTGGTGAATGTGCCGAGTGCTGATGCTGACTCATTCAAGCGAGTGTCGCGTTCCCTAACCCGAACACTGATCGTTCTGGAAGGAGTGTTCGTGTTCTGGTCAGTGACCATTTCCGCGAAGGTGTAGCGCGCCTGCGGGTTGTTCACATTAGTCACATACTTTGTTCTCAGAACGGCATCATTAACCACGAAGTCAATAACGTAGTCGCCAAAGACGATGTCCGGTTCATTAGCATTTCGCGAATCGCGAGTCCATTTCATCACAAGATCGGACCCGGTGAAGTCGCCTATCATAGTCGCCATGTGAAATATCCTTTAGACTGGATCAATAAGTATCGGTGGGAAAATGGTGACGGAACCGCCGCCTGCATAAACGAACTCGTAACTGCCTTCGGCGGTCAAACTCTTCCGACCTTGAACGTTCTCGGCAGTGATACGGACTTCATAGATGCCCTTGGTAATGTTCTGAATATCGAAGTTGGTTCGCTTGGTGAAAGTCGGGGTTGACCACGGACCGCTCTCACGGCGCCACTGATAGGTGTATCCCTTTATCATCTTCGAGGTCGATGCAGTCCAACCAACGGTCAAGTCGTTCCGCTTGCCGGTGACGGGATCGTTTACAGAAGTTTTCTTGAAAACAATGTTCGTAGGCGCATTCACGATAACATACTCATCACGGATGTATGGAATCGGTTTTGGCGTCTTGCCCTGCTCGACAGCAGCATATTTCTGGAAGTCGTATTGTGCTGCCTTCACTTCGTATTCGAGCGCAGACTTTTTCGAGACGTAAGCGACCCTGAACGTCTGTGGTTGAATGTCGCCACCAGCAATCGCCCAAGTGTAACCAGCAGTTGGAGTGAAACCGAACGAGTTGCAGTCGATAGATGATCTGCTGCCAGCATTCGAGGTCACGTCGCGGGTGTAAACCGTCTTGCCGTCATTGCCGATGATCGTGATCTGATAGTTCTTACCCGAAGCGAGAACCACTGCCTTGTCGAGGTTGACACGAGTAGCGGTCGAGTTTGCAAGAATGCGACCACCGAACCGCTCTTTCATGAACCGGCGATCAAACACACGGATCACTTCGCCTGGACGAAGAGCGGCGTGCTCAGGACCGGCGGTAAAGGTGACGGTGCGGGTTTCGTTCAATGCCGTGTAGACGAGATATTTCGCGTATGCCAATGCCTCAGCAGCGTTATCACAACCGAACTTGGTCACCTCGAGGAGGTTTCGCCCGTATCGCTTTACACCCGCATCAGTCGGAATGTCATCCTCTTCAGGATACTGAACGAATGCTGCGCGGTAGTGGTCCGTGCGATCATTGAAGGTCACGCGAGCAACTGTCGTTCGCATCTTCGCTTCAGTCGTCTGGTAATGGAACTTGCCCTCAAGAACATTCTCATTGGTGACGATCCGAGAGGTGGTCAAGTCGCGTGGTTGATCCTGTGACGCGATGAAGGCACCAGCACCGTAGTATGCCATACCACGGAACGCAGAAGCGATGTTCTGAAGGACGGTCAGCGCATCTTCAGGCGAGGTCAAAACCGTGTTGAGAGTGAAGCGTCGGCGCTTTTTGGTTTGGTTGCCGTCATCCGGGTCAACATAGTTCACACCAACGAACTTGTAATATCCGCTGGCATCCGCAACTGGCGACACTGCATCACAATACTTGGCAATCGAGTAGAGACCCCACTTGTCAACATATGCTCGATCAATGCCAGCACCATAGGTCGTATTGTATGCTAGGTGATAGAAATGCCATGCCGGGTTGCTCGTGACTGCCCACTTGAAACCGCCATCCCAGTTTCCATCGTAGAGCGGATAATCCTTAGCGAAACCGGTATCGACACCATCTTCGGCGAGCGCCTGTTCAAGCGTTTCATAGTAGTTGTTTGGAACGCGAACCTTGATACCCTTCACCTTGAACGACACCTGAGGAATGTCGCCGCCGAACTGGTCGAGGTCGAAGCGCAAACCAACAAGCGCGGTGTCTGGGTAGGTTTCACGAGACTCGCGAACCTCAATGATGCGCTGAAAATAGGTGTCATTCAAAAGTTTCGAGTTAGTCGAGTCGTCGGTGATACGAGTGACGCGAACGGACCACGGTCCCGTGATGGTCGTCGGTCCGTCAATCTCGTAGTCGATTTCAAGCGCGGTGAACGACTTGCCGGTGAACGACTTGGTTCCGCGATTTTCCCAAACACCGGAAGCAGGATCCTTCACCTCAAACTTCAGTTCAAATGTAACTTGGTCGTTGCCATCGTCGTGATACTTCGCCAACTGCGGGGAACTTATGACGACTCGGATCGAATCGACCTCGCTGCTCGACACGACACGAACAACAGGTCCGCCGTCTTTGGTGATCTGAGTGCCGACACCGACAACGGAGGTCGCGTTAGCAAAACCCTTGATTGGAGTTTGGTTAGCAGTACCGAACCGTTCATCGAAGGTGACACCTTGGAAGTTGTAGGTGTTGCCTGATGCCAACGGAGTGTCGTTGAAATAGATATTGCCTGCCTTCTCGTCAGTAGTGGCGCCAACAATGCCGCCAGTTTCGCCAGCAGAATATGCAACCAAAATCTTTACGAGAGCGGAACTGCGATGAGTATTACTGTTTGCCATTAACTGTTATCCTTAACCGTCGTCTTTGTAATCATCATTTTTGATTGTAACCACGTCATAGTCGGTGTGAATCACAACGCCGCCTGCTTCAATAGTTCCCAGAACAATAGGAAGTGCGGCGCCTTCCTCAAACACGTTCAACGGACCTGTGTAGATGCCATTATCCTCGGAATCCTGTCCGATCTTAGGTGCCTTCGGCGGTTGAACGAGTGAGTTCAAAATCATGCCGATACCCATGTTGACAGCAACACCTGCTGCCCAGGCACCGATGGTGCCAGCGCCGAAACCTGCCATCGCGCCGCCGCCGAATGCACCCGCCAAACCGATAGCAGCACCGCCTGTCACGACTGCCGCAACAGCAACAAGCAGCACACCCAGAACGGCGCCTAGACCTTTACCTGCACCATCAATCGCGGGCATGATATGAAGTTCATCGGCAGTGACTTGCCATGTGATCTGATCTTCAGTCAGACCGGTTTCGCTGCCAGTAGGAACTAGGCAGATATGCTTATCGTAGATGAGTTCATAAAACCCCGGAAAGTTCGCCTCGATACACGCCGCTGCATCAACTGCCGAGGTGTAGTATGCCTCAAAGCGACCGTTCAACTCCGCTGGCAGGTGCTCGGCGAAGATACCGTGAAGAACAATCGCTTTCTTACTTTCAACTAGTTCCATCTAGAAAACTCTTATGCCGATATGAGGAATGAAAAAATGGGCGGTCAGGATCAATGTATGGTCCGATTGGGTCGATCTTCGATCTGCTGCCAGATGGATGATGCAGACATGTTCCGTCACCTAGCGCGACGACACAATGATTTGGAACCCTGCTGCGGACTGTCACAAGAATGATGTCGCCGCGTTGCAGATGCCGATTGTTGGCGAGACGAACAAACCCCTCAGACTCGATATGCTTGCCGTAGAGGTCATTGTTCCGCTCATCAAAATCTTCGGAACGCGCATAGTCCTTGAACGTGATACCAAACTCTTTGCGGTAGAAGTCGCGAGCAATCGAATAGCAGTCATAGATGCCGAAGTAGTATGGACGCCACTCATACTCTGCTATCGGAACATCATCACCCCACCATAGGATGTTGCCTGCGCCTGCTGCTGTGATGAGTTGGATACCGAACGGCAAACCCCATGACAGTTGAGTTTGCATGTCACCTTCGGACGGACCTTCACCTGCGCCACGGTCAATCGGATGTGAGTGAATGACTGCCTGAATGTCGCGAGGGTCGTAGTTCTTTAGAAGGTCGGTGTAGTTGATATCAAAAAAATGCTCAGGGTCAGAATGAGTGTTGACCAGCGGAACATATTTCTTCGCAACGACAATCCCGACTGCCTCTTGTGGATAGACCTTTTCGGCGTGCTTTCGACTTGCATTCAGAACGCGCTTTCCAAACATGTGTGTCTCCTGTTTATTGACTATTTATAGGAGACCACTAAACCGACTTTATCCCTTGCGGTTTCGACCGAGCGATGGATACCTGTCTCGGAACATTAGGACTCCCGGAATCTTCCTCGACTTCACATCAGTTGGTGATGCAAGTTCAAGTTTGATCATCATGCCGTCAGATTCGACAATGCAGTTCACAGTCCATTTCTCGGGACCGTAGAAGGAACCTGAGGCACGGTTCGCGGTGGTCGTTTCATAGCGCGTAGCGGTGCAACCAATGAAATCCTGATACTGCAATGATGCTGCAAGGAAGATGCCTTCAAAGTCAGCAAGCGTGAGTGTCGGTCGAGGAGTGCCGCCTTCGCCGTTCATCTCGAACCCCTCAGAGACAAACGGAAGAGGGTCCCATGTCACGCCAAGGAAGGTGATTTGCCCGTCAGCATCACCCGTGTTGTAAGAGTTGTAGACGCGGAAATATTCTGACGGATCGTTCTCGTTGCCCGTTGCAATCAACCCTGGGATTTCGAGTTCAACAAACTCAAGGATTTTGCCGTATTTTAGGGATGCTGCATCCTGTTGAATCGTCATCTTTTACCTCGTTACGACAATGGGTCGAACTGCCGCCTAAGTTCGGCAGTGATCTGATAGGTTGCTCTCGCGGCATTTGTGTGAACCGTTGCAATGTTGTAACCAGAGCAAGTGAAATAGCGTTCGTTCGTGAATGGTGGAGGTGTGAAGGCAATGAGTTCGATAATGTGTGCATCGAGGAAGTTGGCGACCGTGCGTGACTCAGCAGCGGTCAAACCCATCCATTCGACCGACACCTTCTGATCTACCGCATTAATACCAATCTGAGCACGCACTTCATAGGAATCAGTAGCAAATGTTTCAACCTTGGCTGTTGCTTGAATGGTAGGAGCGGTAAGAGCTAGTTTGTTCTGAAGTGGTAATGCATCTGCCATGTTATCTACGGTTCAAACCGCCTCCCTGATTTGCTTGCTTTGAAAGCGCCTTGTTGACTTTATAGTCGAGCATCTGATCAATCATTTTCGCGGTCTTGTTTGCTGTCTCTTCATCGCCAGCACCCGCTTCAACCGTGACATTGGTGTTGAAGTTGTTCACGACCTGACCGCCGCCGCCCATGTCGCCATAGACACCGAGTTGACCACGAGAGTTCCTTGCAAGCGGCATGATCGCCTCGGCGCCCTTTTCGGCAGCGGAAGCAAGACCACCGTTTGCGAAGAACTTGGTTGGGCGGTTGATGACACCGCCGCTGTAGTACATACCACCAGCACCAGACATAGCATTAGCGATAGCACTCGGTGACGCTTGACCTCCCAATGTTGCAGTACCGCCAAGCGAACCTGTCATCCCGCCCATGATCGCACCGAGAATGCCGCCGAAACCGCCTTGGGTTCCGTACATCATCTGCTTCATAGCAAGGTCGATGAAACCTTCAGCGATGGAGGCAAACAGACTGTTGATGTCAAACTTGCCAGTCTTCACGAACTCGGCGACGGCATCACCCATGCCATCAAATGCGCTGACCCAAGTGTTGCGAGTGTCCTCGGCACCTGCCTGCATTTCCTCCCACCAAGTTTTGGTAGTGATTTTTGCGCGCTCAATGTTCTTGCTGAGGTCTTGGGCTTCATCAGACGTTTTCTTGATAGCGGAACCGCCGCCACCACCGCCGCCAGATGGTCGAGAAGAGCCGCCTCCGCCGCCGGAGCTCGCCAATGCAGCTTTGCGCGCTGCTTCCTCAAGAGCCTTTGCCTCTGCCTCGTAGCGTGCAATCTCTCGGGCGGTTTCCACACCCTTGTTGCGAAGCGCGTGTGCGAAGCCAGGATCAACACCGCCTGCCATAGCGGCATTGGCGCCCATTTTGGCGGTGATTTCGTCACTGCTGACACCTTCACGAAGTGCTCTAGCCTTTGCCTGTGCCGCAGCCAGCTTTGAATCAAGGCCAGCAAGGAAGGAACCGAAGGCGGCAGCAGCACCACGAGCAGCGGCCTCTACATCCCACACAGCGGAGGCAAGCGAACCGGCTTTGCCGACGCCATCGTCAACCGCCACATTAAGTTTAATCTGTCCCTCAACGGCGCTGTTGGTGCTTTCACGAAGTTCGTTTGCCTTTTCGTTGAGGCGGCCGTATAGCTTTTCTTGTTCATTAAGGTGGTCGCGAATCTCACCCTGCACCGCGACTGTCTTTTCTTCATCGCCGCGTGCTTCATTGAGCTTGACAATCAAGTCAAAGAGTCGCTGAGCACCTTCTGCCGTAAGGCCATATTCTTTGCCGATAGCACGGATAGCATCCGCCTGCGCCTTCTGTGCTTTGGCGTCTGCATAGACATCAGCAGTCGAGTTCTTGTATGCTAGATAATGTCCAATCAACTCAATAAGGGCAGCACTTTGCTCCTTGAGCATGTTTGTGTAGTTCGCATACTCGATAGCTCTCTGCGTCTCAAAGACCGTCTTCATCGCTTCCGCTTGTGCGCCATACTGTGCAGTAAGTTCGCTAAGCGGTATTTTGGTATTGTTGATGGCTTCGGCATATGCATTGGTTGCACTAGTGAGCTTGTCGGTTCGCTCTGTTAGTGTCTCGCCTTCATCAATAAGCGAAACCAAACCCATGATGACGAATGGGATAGCAGCGGCGAGGCCGACGCCGAGGGTCGTGCCAAGGCTGAACAGACCACTTGCGAGCGGGGCGATTGTCGAGGTTAGAGCCTGCGCGACACCTTCACCGCGAGCCATAGACTCGGTGAAGTCCTTGAAGCCATCAGCAGCAATCTCAGCTTTCTTACCTACCTCAGCGGTATGAACACTGGATGCTTTGATTTTATCGCCGGTCTTTACCGCCGCATTACCGACAGTCTCATATGCGCGCTTGACGTTATCTTGACCGCGGGCGATAAACTCGACAATATTAGTGGTCGTTGGCATTTATGGCTTCTTTCTCTTTCGCTTTAACCAGCATCTTTTTCAAATAGTCGCTCTCATCACGATCAACCATATTGCTAGAAGATCGCTTCATGGCTTTCTCCTGTCGTTTACCAGCAAGGTTCAAGCCACGAATGATCGCATAATATTCAGGGATGCTGATTTTCCAGACTGTTTCTGGAGTCCATTGAAGGATACCGTAGAAGCCTTCCCATACGGGGTCCCAATCAAAGTGGGTTCTTAGCTTCTCGGGCGCCGAGTCGTCTTTTTTTTGGTTTCACCCTCTGCTCCCTCAACACCAGTCTCGACTGTCGTGAAGAGCGAGTTTAGGAAACCACCGACAACGGAAATGATTTCCTGTGGGCTTGCGGCAAAGACGATTTTCATAATGTCGTCTTTTGTCCACCCCTCAGTGTCCCGGTCGTAACTGAAACACCAAATGATGTTCACAAGGTCGGATGCTCTCACATCACCAGTACCAACGCGATGAAGCATAGCGTAGATGCCGGATTTGCTTGTGGTTTCGTATAGGTCGAGGTTCTCAAAGGTGCCGTGAAGGACCGTAGTCTTTCCACCCAAGCGAACCTCGCCCATACCCTGCTTTTCTAACTTGTTCATATTATGTTTCCTCGTTTAAAGTGTTAGACTATTATACGTCTGGGACGAAAATAACCTCACCGCTGGACGACATGGTGACTTCGAATGTCTGCTCAACATCGGAGTCGCCGCCGAAAGTTAGACTGTCAATGTTCCATGCGCCAAGGAATGCATCCTCATTCTCAAACACAATCTCTGCATTCCAGTGAGTGTTTGCGAAGAACGCCGAACGGAGATAACCCTGTGCGGTGTCATCGACATAGACGCCAGATGCAGAAATGGTTGCGTTCTTCACGCCACCGCCTGCAAGAGACTCGGTCCAACCACCGGAACCCTTGTTAGTGATATCCACTGCGCTCTTGTTGAGAACGAGTGAGTTTGAGCGGCAAGCAGCAACGGTGGAATACGTGTTGCCGGATGCCGTGGTTGCCATCTTCAAGACGAATGCGGAACCTTTGAGTGCTGTTGTAGCCATCGGTGAAAAATCCTTTTGTTAAATGCCCTTGGCGTGTACCGTTTATTTATACTATCTCACTTGGAGGGTAATGGCGATGTGAGTAGTCACGCCATCATCCTCATACAACGAAATGCTATCCTCAAAATAACAATCCAACTCGGCAGTCGGCAGTTTCTTAAAATCAACTGCATCGACGATTGCCGCCGCGAGGTCGCGAGCGGTGCCACTGCCCTTGGCATCACGCACCCAAAGGTCGAGCGTAACGTGGTAGATTGAGGCGCGGTGCTCTTTGGAATGGTTGGCGACACGCTGCGTCGGACCGAATGTCACATACGGAGTGAAATCGACTTCCTCAGCGTGCTTGTCATAGACGCCAACGCCAGTGACATCGGTCAGTATGAATGTTCTCAAATCTTTTTGAATATCAGTTTCAAGCGACATTATCCGTCAAGCTCCTTTTTGATTCTAGCTCGAAGCTTCGGAAGGTGAACGTTTACAGCGGGGCGAAGATACGGTTGCGCGCGCATCTTCCGAGTGCCGTACTCGACATAACCAGCATAAGGTGCATCAGCAGAAATCTCGAAGCGTGCCCCAGCATGGCGAACATAACGGATCGACCACTTGAGTTTGCCTGTATCGACCGGAACACGAAGCCGAGCGGATACTGTTACGTCCTTGCAGAAGTCCTCAATGATATCATCCATCCGCTCCATAGCTTTCATCTGCCGTTTCATTTCGGCTTCAACTTTGGAGCTATCGAGTTTGAAGGTTACACCACCAGCCATTAGACAACCTCACCCGAGGCAAGCTTGGTGTCATCCTTCACCGCTTTGATTGTGAGCCACTGTCGAGTGCCTTCCTTGTCGAAAGCACCGGTTATCGTGTAGTAGGAACCATCATAGGAAATGCGGTCAGCAGTGCTCACACCCGCGAAATATCGGGTCGTGAACTCGAACTCAGTCAGTTGGGTTTTGCGGCCTGTGTCCGACTTCTCGTTAGCGGCTTTGGCTTCCATCTTGGCCCACACCGACGTCAGTGCAGCCCAGGTCGAGGCGCGCTGCCCGAGGGTGTCGGCAGTGCCCAAACTCTTCCGCTCGATTGTGATCTTGTGGCGCAGTTCGCCGATGCAAAGCTTCTGGGCCATTAGAGGTAATACCTCACATATGGAGCCCAAAGCAGAGCGACCGAGTCGGGGATAGCGCCGCCGTCACCACAGTCACCACGGCAACTGTAGAGGTGAACCACCATCTGCTCGATGCCCGCCAGAACCGAATCTGGAATGGTGTCTTCGGTGAACCCGACCTCAGCAACGACCTTCACAGTCACGGCATCAGATGGAATGTTCTCAGTGATGACAAACCGCTTATCGCCTACAACGCTGAACGGAACGAGTTCGGTGCTATCGCCATTCTCATTCTGCGCTTCAAGCGTGCTGATAACGCTGCGGAGCGGTCGAACCGGAAGCTCAGTCGCATATCGAGTGATAACCTCTGAGGCGTCATAGATAATATCGAATGTCGCAGGAGCCGCATGGCAACCGTTTGTGTAGTCGGCAAAAGCCGCGAATGCCCGCGCAATGATCTTCTTCACAAGCGACTCATCTTCATCAGGCGCCCGAAGATAGCTCATCATGTAGGATGTGCTGATTGGAAAGCTCGATGGCTTTTCTGATAGAACTTTGAACATTATACTGCCTTTGTTTCGGAATCGCTTTTGTTGTATTTATTCGCGTTGAATGCCCTCATGCTGGCAGCAATCTTGGCCTTCGTTTCCTCAGACAACGGCTTTCGCTTTTTGCCAGTAAGTGTCTCGGATTGCTTTCGTCGCGATTCCTCGGAACGCTTCTGTCCGGTTTTTGAGGCAGCAATCTTATCGGCCCAAGTGATTTTACGGCCCTTCAGCGCGGCCGAAACCTTCGCTCGTTGTTCTGGGCTCCGATTTGCTTTGCAGATGGCTTCGTATTGTTTTTCAGAAAGCGGCTTCCCTAACCGCGCGGCCGACATCTTATCTTTCCAAGTTATCTCTCGACCGAGCATCTTTTGGCGCTGCCGTTCCTTGGATGCTTCGGAATGAATAGCGCCACCAACATGAACATGTTTTTGATTGTAGCTGTTCCGATCATTCACCGCGTCATAATCGCGGATAAGGCAGGTTTCGATATCGCGAAACTCTGTGCCTTCAAAAACTATGTATCGGTCAAACCCTTCAATGCTATATTTCTTGATTGCATTCTTGAATGAGGTACCACTACCGAGATACCCATCATCGGGAGTGCCTTTGTGGGAGCCGATGTAATAGCGCCCATTCTTCTTGTTCACCCAGATATAAACGAATCCGTGCTCAATCTCTTTATCGTAATACATTATTGGTTCCTCGTTATTGCTAACAAGGATATTTATCCAAAACGAAAAGGGCGATCCCGAAGGACCGCCCTATAACTCGTTACTAGTGTTAGTGATTACGCCTTGATTCGAAGCGCGCGAAGTGCTCGTGCGTCGTGAGTGCCGAAGCCCCAACCCTGAACCGCAGTGTACTTGATAACCTTCACATCGGTGAAGCCTTCCTGAACAATGTAGTCACCGCCAGTGTGACGAACGATTGCAGCACCCTTGCTCCAGTTGCCGTAGAAGCCTTGAACCTTGGTTGCAGCGAATGCATCAAAGTATGGGGACTCATAGACAGGAACACCGAAGAGGGTTGCTGGAGAACCGGTGCGGATGTCACCCATGGACCAGATGTGGTTGTTCGAACCATCACGAAGCTGACGGAGCTTCACGAATGCATCGGTCGAAAGAACCCAAGCATTGCCCTGACCACCGTTAGCACGGTCACGTGGAGCAAGATCGAACATCACAGTGATAAGCTCGTCCGTGGTGAACGCGGTGTTGGATGCAGTGTTTGCAGCCTTGATCTGGTTGTACGCAGAGGTCGTTGCAACAGAACCGATCAAACCAAGAGGCTCGGTGGTGCCTGCACCGTTGAGGATGAGGTTACCGAGCTTGTCGGAGATCACGTCAGCAATGTTGGAAGCAACTTCACCGAGAACGTCGAAGGCAGCATCACGGATGAGAACCCTCGTTAGCTCTGCCTTTGCGTCAATCTCGAAGATCTTGACGGTTGGCTTTGCATAGGTTGGCTCACCGACGTTTGCAGAGGCCGCAACCTCAGTACCAATGCCAGCAGTACCCTTACCAATCTGGACGAGCGGAAGGTGTGCCTCACCGAAGGTGGTGTCCTGACGACGGACAAGGCTCATGAACGGAACCTGTGCTTCGACCTGGCGAAGAACGGAAGCCGCGAAGTCGGTCGGAACAAGGAAGCCGCCGTTGGTGCCCGAGGACACGTTCATGCTCTTCTGGTAGTCCGCAGCAACGGTCATCTCAGCGTCGGTGAGATTGAAACCGCGAAGCGACTTGGTGAAGATTTCAGTGTAGTTTGCGGCAAGGCTGTCGCCTGCATCGGAACCAGTGGTCTCCGAACCTGCGGTCATCTTTGCAGCAAGTGCATTAAGCTGAGTGTTCTGCTCAACGTAGCGTGCATCAAGTGCAGCAAGCTGGGACTTAAGCTCAGCAACGCTTTCGTTCTTTGCAGTTGCGGCTTCGATAGCATCAACACGCGACTTGACTTCATTCTCAAAATCTCGGTTGACTTCTTCAAGAATCTTCTTGAACTCGGCATTGTCAGACATGTGAATATCCTTTTTGAAAAATATGCTTCTTGCCTGACGAGTGCGAAATGCGGCTCGAACGTCGGCTTTGGGAACGGCTTGATGAGAACGAAAGATTGCCTTGCAAGGGGCAATCAGCAAACCTCCTTGCAAGAGGTTTGGTCGAAACATCGAGTGTTCAGTTATTCGATAGTTTATTTATACTGAAAATAGTGTGTTGATGAAAAAAGATTACGACTTCAAGGAACGAAGCGCATTGAGGAACGACTCCATCTTGGCATCCTTCTCGGCCTTGATAGCCTTCATGCCTTCAATGAACTCACGCATCGGACGCTCGCGCTCGGCCTTGAATGCGGTGAGTGCAGCGATCATGCCTTCAACATCGGACGCTGCCTTGACGGCCTCGAGGTGTGGTTCCGTTGCATCTTCCGCTAGGCTTTCAAACTCGTTCTTCACCTGAGTGACGAGAGCGAGTTGGTTCATAGGAAAGGTGACGATTGAACACTCAAACAATGCCAGTTCCTTCAACTCCCGGCCAACGCTGCCGCCTTCGTGGCGAACATTCTCGGATTTGATGGTGCGATAGCCGATAGAGAAACCATCCAAGTCGCCTGATTTCACAAGCTCGTAGGTTTCACGGCCGAGGTCAGTTCGGAGGTTCAACGATAGCTCGGCATATAGGCCGTAAGTGTCCTCATAGGCACCAGACATTTTGCCGATAACGAGATTAGGATTGTGGTTGAAAAGAACCTTCACCTTGCGCTCAGAAAGAGATTTCTTGAAGGCGCCAGGACGAACAATGTCACCACCTTGATCGACGTTGTTGAACACCGACATGTAGCCAGCTACGATGCCGCGATCCTTTTCCTCAGTAGCACCCTTGATGAGGTTGGTTTCAGGATCAAAGTTCTTGAAATCCGCCTCAACCGCGCTCGCAGTGAAGTAGGCTGTTGAAAGCTTATTCATCGTTAGTTTCCTTTTCAGTTTCTTCTTCAATAGGTTCCTCTTCGTCGGCCGGCTCTTCAGGTTCATCAACCTCTTCAAGCGGCTCATAACCGATAAGCTCACGTCGTTCATTGTTGGTGAGAACGGCCTGACCACCCGCACGATCCCAGAGGCTTTCACGTTCGACCTCAAGCGACGAAACATCATCGAGGTTGATCTTCAGTTCCCAATCACCCGGAATGTACTCCCGGAACCAATGTTCGAGGGCTTCAATGAGTTCTTCAAGCCTCGGCATTGCTACCTGCTTGAAGAGGGCTGCATTCGACTCACGCTTGTTGTTGTATGTCGAGTCACCCGGAAAGCTCAAAAGAACCGGATCAACACCAAAGGCGAGCGCGATGTTGCGAGCCATCGACTCCATACCGTTCAGCCAATCCAAATCCTTGTTGCTCTGACCGAACTCCTTGAAATCCCAATCGCCCGAAACGACAAGCGGTTTGCCTCGACCTTCAGGAGACGCGAACCGGTCGATGTCGTTGTTGAGATCCTTCAACTGCTCCTTGTCGAGTGTCGTGCGGCTGTCGCTCGTCTGTCGGTAGTTTGCAACAATGCTCATTCTCGCGCTGTTGTTCAGGATCGAGCTGTTGAACTTGAGAGCCATGTTGTGATTGACAATCGACGTCCAAGCGGAACCAAGCACACTTTGACCTCGCTCCGAGAACAATGCGAACTCCCGGATATGGATGATCGTTCGCTTGCCACTCTTATCAACCATCGGAACGCGGCGCTTGCCGTCAATCACATAATCGCCTTTGTCGAATGTAACGCGGTCAGGTGAAATGAGATAGAGTTTGCCGGCGCCGTTCTTGAAGCTGATCGGGTCAGGAAACATTTCGATGAATGCCTCACCCGCGAGATAAAGGTGAGCGAGGTATTCGGCGAGGAATGCTTTCAGGGTTTGCTTTTCGTTTGGGCGAGTGATGAATGCAAAGACGCCCGCGAGTGGAGCGGCTGGCAGTACCTCGACCTCATGCTCGCCGAAATAGAGTTCCCAACGCGGCTGTTGCGCCGCCTGAGTGACTGCGGTTAGGCACTTCCGAGCAATGGGATTGCGAAGCACTTCCTTGGCATCACGCTTGAACTCATAGTTCGTGTTGAGCTTGCCGGCGTCCTCGATGCCAAGAACACGGATAAGATCCTTGGCATCAATGACAGTTGCTTTTTCCTCAACATGCTGTGCTGGGGTGGTCTTTGGTTCCATGGTTCCAAAGATGAAATCTCTAATACCCACAACGAATCCTTTCTTGAAAATCTAAAACTATTTATATGGTGATAGCGACGACCTATTATCCGAGAAAGCTCGACATAACAGGAAGGAAGTTATCTTCCTTGACAGTCAAATCTATCAAATCCGAGATTGCATATACCGCAGCATCAAGTCGGTTCGGCGAGCGGTTTTTACCTCGTGGGTTCCATGTGGTTTGCTCAGATTCCAAGACAGAAAGGTCTTTCTTGCGAACATGAACCACTCGACCTTGGCGATATGCCTGAGCAACAGGTTCCGCGCGCGCTTGCTTCGACTTGGAGGCATAGATGCCATAAACGGGGATGTTCCGATCAACGAGCGCGATGGTCGATGGCACCCATGAACCGACTCCATTGACCTCAGCAACGATCCGGGCGGCACCGTACTTGTGGTAAAGGTCAATCACCCGATCCACCGCCTGGGCGGGAGTGTGCTTCCCGCTGGCGTCCTCGAGGACATAAACCGTGTCGTTGTTCAGAAGGGTAGCGACGACAATGCCGCTCTCGTCTGACGACTCGCGCGCCTCAGCGCCTGCCGGGTCGTATGCCACCACCGTCGCCAGTTCGCCGTGCTCTTGGCGGAGGCGGTCGTACTCTGCCTCGGAGATTGACTCGATGTCCTCGCGCTTCCACAGAGAACCTTTCACCTCGGCGGTGAATGCCTCGTGGATGGTTGCGGGATACTCGCGGCGGAAATCCGAAACACCATTCGTCATTAGGTTGATACGCTCGCGGCGCCAAGCAATCTGCTCGGGATCAAGATTATAGGAACGAGCATATGCTTCCTCTTCGGGTGTCATCTCGAAACCACGAGGAAGTTTCTTGCGATACTCATCCTGCCAGAACCACGGAACGAAAATCACCTGATAGTCGGTTTTGCCTGCCAAGGCGTCCATCGACATGCGATAGAACATTCCTGTTGGACCGGCAGCGGTGCTTTCGAGAATAACTTCTGTCCCATCCGCATCGGGGATTGCCTGCATCAAACCGACGATATGCGCATCCTCATTCTGCCAGTATGCAACCTCGGAACCGTGCATGTGAGTGATCGTCATACCTCGACCAACTCCGCGAGAACCGGCGGTTGAAACCTTGAAACCGGAATCATTCTCCGCGAAAAAGAGTTCGCCGGCATTGTCGGTTTTGTTCTCAGGGCGGATGACATCTGGAAGGTTGTAATAAAACCGCTTGCTCATATCGAAAAGTGATTTGGTAGCGTCGGCGTGATGTGTCAGAATGAATGCTCTGATACCAAAGTTGTTGCTGGTCTTCCAAATGAAACGACCTTCGGTGTATGTCGAAACACCCTGCTGGCGCCCTTTCACGATGAGGGCACGAACCTTGCCGGTTTCCTTGAGTTGCTTTTCAAGTCTGCGGTGAATGTACCGCTGCGCCTTGTTCAGCGAGAAAGGTTCTTGCTTGCCTTCCTTCGTGATAATCTGAAGTGCCTTTTCCGCATAGTATGAAAAATTATAGCGGAGTTTCAGTTCTATCAGTTGGTCTTCGGTCAATGTTGCCGTCATCTTCGCTTTCCAAAAATGTAATGATTTCTTCAAGTTTGCTCATCGTAAAATCCTTCTTGAGTTCCGCAACCAGTTCGCTAAACTCACTCGTCCTCTTCGACATCTTCAAACTCCCCTTCGATAATCTGCTTGCGTAGTTCATCACTGATTGGTGTCGAGTCGAGCGCCTTCAACCGATCAGCATAGGAAACAACTGCAACTGCAACCTCGCGGCGCTCAGGTGCAATCGTGCCGAGCAGTTTGACCTTGCGGTCGTGCCATTCGCCTATGCTCTTCATGAGAAAGGGGTTGCCCGGAACGCGCTTTAGCTCTGCTTCCAACTCAGCAATCATGCGCTCGATACGCTCCAAATCCTCGACACGGTATGCATCGACAATCTTGGGATCGAGCAAGCGAAGTTCATTCATTTTAGTCGCCCATGCATCCTGAACGACCGTTTGCGGGAGTTTCAGTTGCTGTGCGATCTTTGGGAACGGAACATTCTCGGCGCGCAAGCGGATAACCTCATGCAACCAAGTCGGCATTTCCTGTTCATAGGCAGTCAGTTCAGTGTTTGCTAATGGTTCTGGCATAACTAACTTCACTCTGTTTGCTAATGGTTCTGGCATAACTAACTTCACTCTGTTTGCTGATTTCACGGCATGTTTGCGCTTCACACTTTCTGCCGTCTTTTGTTTCGATTCTTCGCTCATCTTATAACCTCTCGGTCGTCCGCCAGCGCCCATCACTCAGTCCTCATCTTGCAGTTCTCGCCATGCCACCTGCTGTACATGTTCGATCCCACAACCTTGAGGCAGTAGGGGCATTGCTTTTTCGGATAAGGGTTCGTGCGGCGCTTCGACATTCGCTCTCGGCGCTGCAACTCAGTTGGCGTAATCCACTCGCCCTTGTATAGGATCAGTTCCGGTTTCTCGGGTATTGGAGAACCAAGTTTCAGTTCCGTCATCGTGGTTCATTCCTTTCATGATTTGATGATGTAATGCCTGATATTTCACATATAGTCGTTCTGCTTCTAGCGTGCGGGTGAGTAGGTTGCATGCCCAGTGGTAGCGAACATCTTCGGCAGTTAGCATTATCGAGGTTCCTTCGTTTTGTGTTTCATATAAAGTATTTATACTAAGCAGTTTTTCACTCTCGATAAATAACATGTCGTCTGAAATCTTAGCGTGCTAAGATCTTGAAACGACCGTGCAATCAAGAACGAGGAAAAGAAAATGCAAACCTTGCCACTACAGATCGAAACCCGGTTGAATCACCGAGGGTTTCATATCTTTGGAGATCATCGAGACAAGTTCGCGCGCTCGATTGAAGAGCAAGTCGCGGAAGGCGGCATCGGAGAGTTCGCCGTGCCGTTCTACTATCGAACCAAACAGGATGATGTGCTTGTGTTTCGAGTTCGCTTTGACGGATATCTGAAAGTGATTGTGCCCAATGTGTACGACGCGAAGTTATTCACTAAGGATTATCTAATGTATCGACTAGTGAACTTCGGAAATATGCTGAGCGCCGAAGTCAAGAACGGAACCGGATTTGCTGAGTTGATGATGAACAAAGCGCCGCTGAGGTTCGGTGAAAAGGAAATCCTGACAGAACGATTTATGGAATACATTGATAACATCGCGGCGATAGGTTGGGAGTTAGAAGGGTTCATCCTGAGATAATGAAGAGGGGAGCGCGAAGCTCCCCTTTTTAGTTTTATGCGGTTTCGAGTGCCAGCAAGCGCGCTTCCAGTTCTGCATTCTTTTCTAGAACCTTCTGCAACACCTGAATGATAGGCACGACCATCCGCTCATAGGAGACGCCATCAGGAACCAGTTCCTCACCTTCTTTGACGGTGCCATCCTCATTCCTTTGGTCAGGAGTGAAACCGAAGGTGACGAGGCGCGGTTCGACCTCCGCTACCTCTTCAGCGATTAGACCATACCAACCCCAACCTTCACGGAGTGGGTTGACCTCTTCCTTTGCTCGATACCAAACCGGTCGAGCATTCTCGATGAACGATAGCGACCTGAAATATTCCAAGTCCTCGATATCTTTCTTGTAGCGAAGCGAGGACGAGGTTCTGGTGAAACGGCCAGCAGGAGAGGAACCAGTATCATAAGAAAGTGTTGAGGTGCCTGCGCCAGCAGTTAGAGCGGTGTGCCAGAAACCAGTGCTAGTGATAATCACCGTGTCACTACCGGCAGTAACCAGACCGATCTGGTTTGCAGCACGTCGATACATGCCAACATCAGGAGCGCCGTTGAAGGTGATACTCGGTGCTGTGTTGGAACCAGCGGGGAATGACGCTTGGTTTGCGCTTGTGTCAAAGGTGAACACATCGGTGCCGCCAGAAGTGACGATTGACAAGTTCGCATTTGTGTTCACGACGATGTTCATGCGTCCTGCCGTTATGTTGAATCCATACGAGTCGCCGTAAAGTGCAATGTGGCGAGTAACACTATTTGCAGATGCCGCAGTACGGTTAGGAGAGAATGAGATACCCGAAGTGGTGTTTGCAAGTTGCAAACCCGTGTTCAACTTGACTGCGCTGGTGTTCGCTTCGAGAATGGATGTTGCGCCAGCAATCAAACCTAGCGTGTCAGCGCCAAGCAACTTCAAACCGGTGTTGTTGTCGTCTTGGAAGGTGTATTCAGGATATGTCAGAACCGCGTTGTTGCCGGACTTGACACGGATGAAACCGCCGAGGGTGGTAGCATTGTAACCCTGAATATCGGTGGTGACTGTAGTCGTGCCCGGTTGGTACATGAGGATACGCGCCTGAGTTGGCGCACCGTCATTGTAACCCATGCGAATGTAAGCAGCGTTTTTGATGTCGAGGATCGTGCCGTTTGCTTGAAGAATGCGCTGACCGGTGCTGTTGCCAAGTTGGATCGAGGCAGCATTCACTGGTATCGAGAGTGAGTTGTTCGCTGGATCAATGACGAAGTTGTCGGACGCTGCAAGGTATCCACTGTTAGCGAACTGGATAGCACCGGCAGTGCCAGTCACACCATTAGCAGCAGCGATAGGACCCGAACTGCCGGTGTATCCGATTGGGCCAACAGGACCGATGAAGTTCGCCACTGTCACCCAAGCAGGATCAGCATTCGTGAAGTGAAGGTCGGAACCGATGACATAGGCAGTGCTCTCGGGAACGGTGTTGGCATCTGGGCGATCTTCGATGTCGACAAGTTCGCCGACAAGGTTCAACTTGATTCCAACCTCGCCTTTGCTGCCGGTATATCCGACCAAACCGGCATCACCAGTCGGGCCGCGCCACTGACCGCAATCAGTCCAAACAGGCGTGTTCGCCACATACTGATACATGTAGAGGTGACCGTCACCGTTAATGGTGTAGGCGTCACCTTCTTCCGGCTCTTCAAGTTCGAGCAGTTCTTCATACGTGATGAGGTTGCCGAGAAGGGTAGGAATCATGGACGGCAGACCTTGCGGGCCTTGTGACCCAACGTACCCCTGCGGACCGCGTGCTGGACCTAGGTCCCACCACTGATCAGTGTGATAGACAAAGAAGTTGTCATTAACGAGCCATGTTTCGCCAGTGTTTGCTGTTTCGGGAAGCGTGTTGGCGTCTTCGGTTTCACCGACGATGTAGATTTCAAGCGCAATCGGGCCGGGAATACCCATCGACCCGGTATATCCGAGTGGACCGAGTTCACCCTTTGAACCGGTATAACCTGCGCCTGCACTACCGGTGAAGCCGGTGAAGCCGACACTGCCAGTGAATCCAAGGAAGCCGCGAGAACCAGTCCAACCAGCTCCTCGCGAGCCAGTAAAACCGAAATCTCCCGGAATACCTCTGCTGCCTGTCCAGCCTGCGCCACGAGAACCGGTAAAACCGAGTGCGCCAGGATAACCCTGACTGCCCATCCAGCCGCGAGAACCAGTCCATCCGATTGGGCCTTGCGAGCCGGTGAATCCTCGCGAGCCTGACCAGCCTAGGAAACCTCGCGAGCCCGTCCAACCGCTGTAGCCGCGACTGCCGGTGTAACCCTGACTGCCGGTGTAAGCACGAGAGCCGGTGAAGCCTCGAAGGCCCGTCTCGCCGATTGCTCCCATGCTGCCGGTGTATCCGGTCGCTGGGCCTTGGCTTCCTGTGAATCCTCTGCTGCCGACATAATCCGCCATAGTGGAATATCCTCTTAGATAATATATTCAGTATTTATTGAATCTTGTGAATGACTGCCGGTTCAGGTGTGACAGTCACTTCAATCGGCTCTTCCGAAATGACCTTGGTGCTTGCCGGTTCTGTCTTGATCGAAACATCATCAGAGGTTTTGTAGACGTTCCGAACGGTCTCAGTTTCAACGGTTGTATATTTCAACGTGAATGGAGCAATCAGTTTGAATGCATTTTCGCGAGTGAAATATTTGAGCGCCCTTGCTCGTGAAAGGCGAACGACATTCATGATGGACGCGACAAGTGATAGGGTCGCAACTCGCGACTGCGATGCCGCCTTACGAACCAAGGCAACCACATTCACAGACGTTGTTAGGGAACGAGTTGCAAACTTGCTAACCCTTGCTGCCGCCTTCACCGTCCGTGCGGCAACCGCCTTCGATACCGTCTTAGGTGACGCCGCGACGGTTGCCTTTATGCTAGCGAAAGCCGAACGGATTGGCTTCTTCAAGAGTACTGCTGTTGCCTGAATGTCGGAAGTTCTCGACACCGCTTGTGTGAACTTACGGACGGTCGCGCGAGCGGTGACAACGATAGTCTTTGCCTTTGCAGCGAGCTTTGTTCCAGTGACAGTTGCCTTAACGGTACCTGCCGAAGATGCCTTTTTGCCGAGTCTGGTTGCCGAGCCCGTTGCGGTGAAACCAACCGTTGCGACTGCCTTCGTGATCGACTTGAGGAGTTTGGAAACCGCCGAAATAGCAACCGCTTTGGTCGCTGTCGCATTCTTCTTCACGGAAGCGGTAGCAGAGACGCCGACAGAACGAGTCGAAGTGACATTCTTCGAGCCCGAGGAAGCTGTTGCGCCGAGCGAAGCCACGAGGTTCAAAACCCAAATGCGGAGCACTTGTAGGTTTGCTGTTGCAGTGATTTCCGCCGACCGCTTGATGAGGGTGGCCGACTTAGAGAGCTTTGCGGTTGCTCCAATCGAGGCAGTTAGGTCGAGCACATAGCAATAAAATTGCCTGACATTTAGGCTTGCTGCCAGTGAAGCGGAGACGGTGCGGGCGCCCGTCACAACCGACTTGGCCCGAGACAGCGCCGAAGCTTTGATTGCAGCGGAGCGACGAGCAATCACCGTCTTAGCGCCCGAGACAGCGGTAGCGGTAGCGGATGTTGCACCCGACTTGGTTGTCTTAGAGCCGGACTCGAAACTCTACGAGACATAGCAGTACCTTGCGAGGCGGCGGGTCAGGAGGCGGATGTGGGCGACGAGTATCCAGGCCTCGGCGGAGGCGATGGATTTCTCCCAG